TTATTTATAAAGCTCTTTTCTTATATTTATGAGCGTATTCTTTACAATTGAATGGTTAATTTCATCAGGTAGTGCACTTAATTGAAATGCTTTTTTTATATCTTTGATAAGCCTCTCACTACGCTCTAATAATTCATCATAACTAAATTTTCCCGCTTTAATCGCTAATAAATCATCTCTATTATCACACCAAACTTTTACTTTATTTTCTTGTGCAATACCTAATGCAACATACAATAGTCTAAATGTATGCATCATATTTTTACTATCGTAACTTCGCCCGTGATCGATGTTTTGCTGGTAACGTGCATTGTTACGCCGCTCAACCCACAGCCAATAATCATGATATTGCTTACGGTATGCGCTATAACCTTCTTTATTAAAGCTTAGATATCCTTGTACTTTAGCTTTTTTGGGGATGCTACTTAGTAAGACATCATTAGCAGTCTCTTTTTTCATTATACCTTGAAAAAGCGATATCTCGTCATAATACATCGCATATAAATCTTGGGCATGAGCTAATTTTGCTAACCCAATATACTCTTGTTTCCAGTGACGATTATCTAACCAAGAATTAACTTGTATTGTTTTTCCATCTTCAATGACATAACAAAAATCGAGAATATTTTTTAATTTTTTGTCGACTGGATTGACTATTTTTTTATTTAATCCTTGAGCTTTCTTAATTTGTCCTTGTGCATAGTGTACAAATGTTTGAACACATGTTTTAGATAAAAACCATTCAGGTTTTATTAATGACATTAAGGGATGCCGATAAATAACCATATGTTCTGGTGAATTAAGAAGTTCTAATATATTAGGATTAGATACACACAATAGTTCCACAAATCGCCCAAGCTCATAATAAACAATATCATTGGTTTCATTACTTACTTGTGGTGTATATTCCAATCCATAAAAGAGATCTTTTGGGAGATAAAACACCCCTTTGATATCTGTATCTGACGTTTCTGTCGCAAGATTATGTGAACGACTTCCAGCAATACTTTCAAATAAAAGGTAAGGTTTTATATCTTCAATGGTCAGTTTCATCTAATTTTTTCCTAAACCAATTATTTAAAATATCATTATCTGGAACTATTCTTTTTGCTAATTGAATATCCGTCTCTCGCCATAAAAAAATAACTAGGTGTTGCATCGCATCTGTTGGGACCCAAGTAAAATGTTCATCTTTATCTGATTTAAATTCTACTAATTCATGGATAGCTTTTTGTTCTTCTACGGATAGGATTTTTATCAATTTATTTAGCTCCATAGGTGGTATATCACCTGTTTTTACTGTCCAATAAGCCGACAGCAGAGAGCGTAATAGATAGAACCATTTCTTTAATTTTATAGGTTTTACATCAGCTTCATTTCTTGTTTTATTTTCTGGAGAATAGCCACTCACAACTTTAGCAATTCCTCTGTAATGATGAACAATTACTTTTGGTTGATAATAGAGTTTTGCTAACTCAAATAACTCTTTTTGAACATTAGGATATTGTTGATAAATTATTGGCGATTGGAGCCATTCTAATAATATACAGTTCGATTTTCGTAATAAGTGTAGTGCTTTGGTAATATCCCAAGCACCTACATCAAACCAACTATTTTCTATCCATTCGAAAGTTTCTTTAGGTTTATCGATAGAAAGATAAGCATTACGCGGACGTATAAAAATACCTCGGACATCGTAATCACTATCAGTTGATGCAAATCCCCAAGCTCGGCTTCCACTTTCAGCAACATAGAGTAGCTTTACCTGATACTCTTGCTCTATTTGTGGTATTTTTTTTAAAATCTCATTTTGCATGATGTCCTTATCTCCTTATTTGTGACTTTTTTCACTAATTTACATCTTAACGCTAATATTCTATGGTTATAACACAGACATAAGCCAATACAAACTTAGTCAAATTCTCATTTTCCCCATGTGTAATTAGGTGGTTTATAAATTAAAATGATAACCTCACAACAAGCACAAGATATCGTTCTTAATCATTGTCATTCAACTCCTTATGCTGAGCAATTTGTTATTTATTTTTGTGAGTTATCACCTAAACAAGATTTTTGGATAATCCGTTGTAACTCTGAAGGCTATGTTATTTATAATCAACTAGAACATTGTTATATTGGTGTAAATGCCTATTTAGTGGATACCTTTACGGGTAAAATTAATATTGTTAGTAGTGGAGAAAGTGTCGAAGATTTTCTACAAGAAATTTACGATACCCAAACTGCATGTGGTCAGTTTTATCTTCTTCGCCCTACTTTTTCCAAAGAAAATAAAATCTCATTACTTCATTTAAAACAATGGATAGGATGCGGATATATTGATGCTATAAATTTACTTACTATTAATAAAAATTGGTTTACTGGTAAGCGCCGTTATTTACAACATATACAAATATTATTAGATAAAAGGGATATTAAAACTGAGATTATTTTAGCAGATAAAATCGACAACATAGTTGTTATTAATAACGGTACATGGTTTGAAGAAGATATTAAAAAAGAATTAAGAACAGTTATTGGTAACGGAATTTAATGATTTTTATTTTAATAAAAAATTATTAGAGCAACCATCTGAATAAAATCAGATTCATGATCTTAAAAAAGATAATTAAGTATTAATTTAAAACTTTATTAAATTTATTATTTATAAAAATAATCCTATCTCTAATGAATAGAAACATACAAAAAGCCACCAGTAACATACTGATGGCTAATGGTTTTTTAACCTTTATCAACTATTGCTGATAAATGGTATTTTATTCCCACTCAATTATATTCTAGTAATTTAACTCAATGATAAATATAAGTTATATTTAAATTAGATATCACCAACACCGTCACTGATACCGCCATTATAAAATCTGTCTATTTTTTCATCGGTAAGAATTGAGGAGTTTTTCCTTAGCTTCCAGCTCTGAAATACAAAGGTTGAGTGTTCTGGTATTTTCATCTGCACGCTGAGCTTCACGCCCATATCGTTCAAGTGTTTCTCGTAATTGTCGAGAAAGTTCACTGGCTTTAGCTTTCTCAACTCGGCAGGTATTGGCGTTATCGGTACTTGCAACTTCTGTTTGCGTGGTACCGGTTGAGAGCTGCACCCTGTCAAAGTGATTAAGAGCACGATCAAGCAAAGCATCTGTACGTATCGTATCATGCTGTTGTGCGTCATGATATATCTCCAACCTATTTTGCTGTTCATTGTCTGCGTGTTTACGCAGATCAATATTTGTGGCCACATCCTTTTCATCTAATTGATTACCAGAAATCTGTTTACTCATTGCTTGGTTATCAAAATAAATACCGCCAGCAACAAAGCCAGCGGTAAAGGAAACAGCCAAAGCAATTAACGCTATGACGGTTTTATTCATTAACGAACCCCATTGTGCTCTAATGAAAAATGATTGCCGTCAGGACGAGTTTTAAAACGCCCGCCCCAACTTCCGCCCAATGATTCCCAATACTCACCCAGTTCTTTATAGTCGCTGGTAGCTGTAAGGTATTTTCCGTTAGCACCAAATAGGTTGAAATCAACAGCTAAACGTTGAGTATGCAGACTGTTGCTAATACCCGATCCTTTCTTTGCATTAAGCTGTGCTTGTTCTGGTGTTCGATAAGCCTCACCAAACGTCAATTTATATCCCTTCTGCTGAGCAAAGGTGATCAGCTTTGCAACCATACCTGTAAACGTATTCTGTTTATCGACTAATGACATATTCACCCCTTTATAAACTTGATGACATTGCCCTTACTGACCAACAACGTTGTGCAGATCAGGATATTGGCAAAGATGTTGTAGATATCAGCGTGATAATTAGGATCGAAGTAAGCGCGAATAGGTACGCTTGAAGAGTAAGCAAGAATGAGGAAAGCTAACCATCCACCTTTTTTACAGTGTTGTCTGCCGTCACGTTTAAAATAGAACACACGTAGAAATATGACGGTACAGATGATGGCATTAACAATAGTGAGCAATGTTTCGCATTTCATTGTTGCCCTCCTTGTTTCGGTATATCAGCACTTCCATATGCTTTTACGCTTAACTTAACCACAAGCAAAGCGGAAACAAAAGCACCCACGGCATCGATATGTTCGATTTCGTATTGCTCCGGTTTCACACCGAAAAGACCAGTAACAGAAATAAAGATAGTTGCTGCGGGGCTAAAGAATATAAGACCACAAACGAAGCTTAGAAAAGCTAATACCGATCTACGTTTAAAGCTATATTCAGTAGCAGCAGTGGTAAAGAAGATGGCTCCCAACAGTGAACCCATAACAACTTCTGCTGGAAGCCCTGCGAAGTAACCAAGAAAAGCAGTAGTGCCGATCCCAGCTTTTGTGTAGACATCTTCTTGCATGAGTGTAGTACCAGTGATTAATGAATAATCATGATACTACATAACCAACAAGATAAACAAAAAACCACATAGAACTACCAGTAATTAAATTCGCCTTTTCTACTTCTTATACAAACACTACCTTTTACATCGGGGGTTGATGAAATATTACCAATAGAAATTTTATAAGACTTACCTATTGTTCTAGTCTTAGATAATGTATATTTAAATTGAGTACCTATTATGGTTATAGATTCAGGAGATTCATCACTGTCAACTTTAATAACAAGATTAGAAGGAGAATTATTTAAACTAAACACCATACCTTGTGGTGCACCACTTGCAACAAAATAACCTATATCTCCAAATTTATTAAAATCGACATTGTTACTAATAAAGTCGATACCCATCGGTTCCGTTATTAATGCATTTGGCGCTTTATAGTTTTCACCTAATAACACATAGTAATTAACAAACTTAACTTTAACTGAATTCAATTTAGAATCACTATGAAATGTTTTGTTATTATCAAATCGATATATATTATTTATATCTATTCTCTCAAATGAATTTTTTGATACAAAAATACCATCTCTTGCACCAAGAGTAAGACTAGTAATTGGTAATGTATGACCTTCTCTATTACTGCCAGATGAAAGTAATGACACATTGGGCTCATTAGTTTGAGCAAAGTCTTTACTGTTGGCTTCAAAGTATACAGAATTAAGTGACCAAGAGATCGCATTATTAGTTACTAAACCTGCACCTTGTGTATGTTCTGCACATAGTACACCAATAGAGCTTGATAGGCTTTCGCCTAGGATGACACCTGCACCTATGATATTGCTAGCAAAGTTATCAGAAGTAGGGTCATATCCTTTACCTTTAGATTTAGCTGTACTCCATGCACCTACGAACGGTAAAAACACGGCATTGATAGCTAAACCGCCAGACGGACTTGTCTCACCTTCCGTTGGATAACCTAATGAGATACCTTGAGCACAACTATTAGCATGTAAGATGCCAACAGTGAAGTACCAACAACCTAACATCACGATACCCCATTTCATTGCGTTATATACGTAAATATCGCCTAAACCAGACTCAGCACACAACAACCTTGCATAAAAACCATAGCTGGCTATGTTGTTGCAATCTATATTTAAAGCACCATTAAGTCTAACGCCTCTAACCTGATTCTCTATTAAACCAACTTCAACACCCTTTTCACCAATGCTAAATTTACTAAATCTAACAACGGCTTTTTTTACATCCCATACACCAATAGCCTTAATAGTTGCACCGTTAAGTGACCCATGTAGATATGATGGTATGATAACTTCGTTTGATACATGATAAGTTTTATTTGGATATAAATTCAAAATACCTGTTTTTATCGCTAAGTTAATAGCTGGTAAACAATCAAATCTTTCATCGTTAGCAATAGCTCCAAAGTTTTCAGGACTATGCAAATCAAATCCATTTAGAATACCAACATTCATCCAGTTTTCATCTGGTGTTACGTAATTAAATGGTAAATCAGAACCTAAATATTTATACCAAAAACCATCAACATCTCGAACAACATCATATTTACTTGAAACATATCCACCATCACCAAATAGACCGATTTTTTTATAAATAACTAAGTTTCCATTATCTATTAAGTTAGCTCCTTTATAGCTATTTAGCTCAATTAAAACATCGGAAGCCGAGCCACTCTCTGGTAAAACTACTATTGGTTGACCATTATCATCAAACGCTAAAATTTTATTGGCACGCTGCTCAGTGTTTGGTAACGCATTAATAAGCTTATCCTTTACCCTTAATGTCTTGCTATCAATATCCTTAATGCTGTTATCAACGTAGTCTTTATTAGCACTATCACTGCCGAACTTAGGCGGTGCCAAATTAGTAATACGATTTCCTTTAGCATCATAGTGATTCGATAAATAGGTGGGTTTGCGTAAGCTTAGAGAGAAAGTACCCAGTGCCTTTTGAATTAACATTGTTAGATAATCAAAAGCATCTTCATGCACTTCAGCAAAGAATTTACCCTGATTACGTAAATCAGTTTCTTGTATAACGGGTAAATCGCGTTCTAATAATATCTTCCAGTCTTTGGCTAAAGGTTTACTAAGAACTACTTTTCCACCGAAATAAGAACCAACACCAACAATAAAATAATCAGTTCCATTCTTTAATGTAGTTTCATTACCATCGTTGTCAGCAACGACAACAATCAAGTGTCTGCTTTCAAAGATACGGAATCGAAAATCAAAATCCGTTGTTACGCCATTGCCTACATACTCTTCATGGCTTAGTTCAGTAGATACAGTCATTGCCCATCTCCTCTGGTGTTAATGAGGATATGATACGTTTAACTATAAAATATATCCATATTTGCAATAATGGTTATCATATAGAAAATTAGATTAACCATTTAGATAAACATTTTAATACATTTACGTTATTATAGTTTGCGTGACCGTTTTCATTAGTGAGGACTTTAGCCATGGAAAAGAAGTATGAATACCCTGCACCAGCTAACTATCCAGATGTAGTGAATACAGATGAAGGGATTGAAAAGTTAATTACAAAATCAAACCTTGAAGCACTTTTAACAAAGATGGGAGAAGATGGTCATGATGTATCAGCTCCGCTCGTAGAACTGATAGCAATGAGAAACTTTATAGTTCAAAAGATGAGAGGCAATAAAAATATAATACCGTTAGTGGAATGTATTTTAGCTGAATTGAAAAAATGAGATATGCACCGCTTATGCGGTGCATTGCTTAATACCCTCTTACATTTCTGTTATATTCTTCAATTACTCTATTTGCGTTTTCTATGGCTTCTGACTTAGCTTCCTGTATACGTTGTATATCATTATTTGCTTTATCAACATATTCTTTAGCTGCATCAACATAGCGCTCAGCCTCATTTTTATAATTCTGCCAAGAGTACTGATCATCTGTATATGGTCTGCTTGGTTCCATATCATTGAATGATGGATAATTACTACCATATAAATTGCTACCACCATACACATAAGAATATGCATTAAAACTAAATAACAACGATGTTATTAATAATAAGTTTTTCATCAATACCCCTCGTCATCAACAATATCATTCCATGAATCTTTATGAGATTTGTTATATTTCCTATAACATAGTTCATCAAGTTTCCGGTTTAGTTTACTAACCTTATCGTAATTTATTCCCCAATAGACTAGACCAGCCCCAGCGATACCACCAACAAGTGCGGAACTAACATCTGTTCCCCATATGCTTTTGCTTATAAGTAATGCTATTCCAGCAAAAAACATATATAGCCCTATTCTTGAATTCATTAGAGCATCACTTTTATCTTTCTCAGCATTTCTAATAGGCTTATTCATATTTACCTAGCCACCATTACTTCATCTGTTCTTCGACTTGATTCAATAATGGTGACAAATAAAACAAGTTTTGGAAAGGTAATAGTTTGCGTACAGATCGCACTTCTCTATCATCAAACTCACCATTTAATACACCTGATGTAATGTTTTTAATATCACCACCGAGGTCAAATGTAGGCCCTAATAATGCACCAATTCCATTACGGCTTTGATAACGTGATGCTGGTGGCCCACCAAACATAGCACTCATACCATAAGTACCACCGCTAAGGTTTTCCAATACGTTGTTAGGCTCACCTAGCCATCCCATCATTCCTGACCAGTCTAAACCCTCTTTTACTAAGTTAGCCGGTTCGGTATTAATATCTCGTCCTGCCATTTTGGCCTTGAGAACATAGACTAGGGATCCAAGTGCAACCTGAAGCAATGCACCATAGTAAAATGATGCATCACCCGATTGTATGCCTGAGACCAACGCTCTATTGTGAGTAGCAAAGAAAAAGGTTTTAAACTGCATAACTATCTTACCTAATTCACTACTCATCATTAATGGTGTATCACCAATGCCCGGTGTGATCACAGTAGTTCTTACATCTTTTAATACTGCTGCCTGAAATGTTTCACGCACAACACGATCATCCCATAAGTGGCTATGCCCTGTTAACATGCCGTCTAAGTCTTCACCGTGTCGCTTAAACTGATCTGCTATACGCTTTAGCATTGATTCATCAATACCAATATGAGCCAGTTTCTTTATTTCTCGTTTACTTAACGAACCACCAGCATCTAAAGTGTTTGCTGCTCTCAGCACCTTAGATTGAGTAATAACACCAGACCACATTTTCATCGTGTCAGTGTATTGGTTCATCAACGTAAGATTGCCAAATTTCTGTGATGACCATTGTAAACCACGTTCTAAATAGCTACGTCTGCTATAGGGATCATTAAGGTCAGCAATCACCTTAGAACGACTGGATAATACATATTCAAGACCAATACCCATCTCACGTAAATCAGATTTAGCAATACGCATAGCACCGATATCAGTTAGCATCTTACCCAATGGTTTTAACGCACTACGTAAACCGTGTTGCATAATCGGACGAGCCATATCGGGTAATGATGATATTGTCATGCCACCCAATAAACGTAAGAAGTTAACGTGACGAGCCACACGACCGGCACGAACAAAGAAACTAGAGGGATCTTTAGGTGCGCCATAAGTTCCTAATAGACGATCACGCATAGCACGAATATCACGTAAATCAGCCTCTCTTCTCGCTTCTAATCGGCTACGTTCTTTAGGTGTGGTTGCATCAGCAATAAGCTGGTTGTATTCCTCTGTAATCGCTTTGATTTGATTATCCATATCAACACGACCAAACTTAGCCGTAAGTTCAATTTCAGGCGCAACTTGGCGAATATAGTTTTCCATCACATAATTAACATCTGATTCAAGATAGTCTTTAATACGTTCATCAGGAATGTTTAGCGTTCTATCTTTTGTAAAACCAGCGCGTTTAACTAATCCATCAGGGATCAGTTCACTTGGTACAATGCCTGACGGTGCCCCGATAATTTTATTAATGATATCATCTGCTGCCGCATCTAACTCTTCACGCTCTAAAGGTGTCATGCGATTTAATGCGGATTGTCTAATTCTGTCATGGCGAGTTAATGAATTCGCAGTTCGTGTTAAACGACGATGTTCATTTCTAAACTTGCGAGGGTTATCAAGAATATCAACGCTACGTTGTAATGCAGGTAATTTATTCTCAGCATCATTAATACGCTGTAATTTTCTTTGTAATGTTGCTTGTCTTCTTGTTTGTGTTTTATTTAGCTTAGCAAGGTTAGATAGTGAATTTAACTCAACTTCTACCGCATTCTTTTCATTAATGATTTTTTGATATTTATTAATATCATCCATCAACAAAGACTTTTTACCCGACCAACTCTCAGCCTCTTTAATCTCAAGCCCTAAACGTTCAGCTTGTGGTGAAGCATTGCGTGCTTTATCAATACCAATTTCAGCACGATCAAGGCTACCTTTGGCTTTATTTATCGAGGTTTGATTAATCTCTTCTAACCAGTCAGCAATGATTTTCTTAAACTCAGTACGATCATTTAAAATTTTGTCGAATTTATAAATACGAGGGAAATAGCTTTGTGCTGTTGTCACATTTACACCTTCACGTAAGATCCCTAATTCAACCATTCTATCTTTGGTTGCTTCGACAATAGGTCTAATAGAACGGGCCGCCTCTGCAATTTGTGGTATCGCATGATTATCACCATTGCGCATAGCATCACCAACCGCTTCACTAAATTGGTAATAGCTCATATCACGGCCACCAGATTGACGATACTGTTTGAAGTGGTCTTTCGTTGATTCTACTTGCTTATAAACGAGAGTTTCATAACCTCTAACTTTTGTTTCAACAGCGGTAAATGTCGCAATGCCTTCTTCATTTTTAGCAAAGGTAAAGTTATTTTCTGTGAGTTGTTGGTTAATTTGTCGCGCTGTTTTAGAGGGGGATTGAGCAACACGGCCAACAGGGCTAACCATCATTGTTCTATTAACAAAAGAGGGTCCTTTTAGTGTTTCTTGTTCAAGTGTGGTATTAGCAACTTCCGCAGCACCAATGCTTCGATCACCAGATTGATTGGCAGGTGGATTATTACTTGGCTGAGGCTCAATAATGTCATTTCTAACTTTATTAATTAACTCACCTCGATTTCTAACTAATTGCGCAGCTGAACCTAAGGTTCCGCCTATCATGGCATCCAGAGTAACGTTAATCGCACTCTCAGTTAATGTTCGTGTTTCTTGGGTACTATGTAATGCCATTTCAGAAGCTACGCCACCAGCAGTATTTGCCAATGCAAACTTACCTGCTGTTGCACCAACACTACCGCCTTTTACTATTGCACCACCTGGTATCATCATTGCAGCGACATTAATTGGATCAATAACCCCCATAGCTATGCTACTCACAATACCGGCACCACCTGAATCCATTAATTGCTGTCTATCATTCTTCTCACGATCAATGCGTTGTTTTATTGCAGCGGTTTCTTGAGGAGAGTTTGAATGAATAAAGGCATCGGCATAGTCTTCATAACCTGAAAGCGTTAATTCATCTTCAAATGGGTTATAGCCGTCTACATCTTCAAATTGATTAAAAGGTACAGTAGCAATCAAACTACCCACTGAGTTATCGATACGAAACGCTGCATCACGTAATTCTTTAGTTTGCCGTCTATCATCAAGCGGATTAATAGGGTCATACCAAGACGGTGAAACATTATCACCGTAAGCAGGTTCTGGTTGCTGAACAGCATTAATATCCGCAGATAAAATATCATCAGGTTGTTGTTCGTAAATAGGCATCAGTCTTTATCCCAAGAAAAATAATTATTGAATTTATTTACTCGCTCATTGTGAGCTTCTTTATATTGCTCACGGATACTTTGACGACGTTCATCAAATTCTGAGCGCGATTTATCCAATGCTTCTTCTCGTTCCCTTTTATCCTGTGCTTCCTTAACGCTTTGTTGGCGTTTTTCCATTACCTCTTTATACATTGGTGATGATGACTGTTCTGGTTTAAAGCGAATAGGCAAGCCGTTATCTCCCGTGTATGGGCGATAAATAGGGATATCATCACTACCGGTTTGTTTTATCATTATGCCGTAGCTGTAATCTCTTGGTGTCACTGCATCAGAGACAATAACGATTTCAGTGCCAGAAGAAGCGCCACCAAATGACTTAGACATTAATTGCTTTTTCTCTTCTTCCCATTGACCCGCGATCCAATTGCCAGCACCCGATTCATTGATGCCGTATACAGCTTCTGGTGCATAACGCATAACTTCTTCACTACCATTGATATTAGATACCGCCCACGTTCTTTTAATTTGAGCATTAGTCATTTTCTTTGCTAGTTCTGCATCACCGCCTGTTTCAGCAAAGTTAGCGTCATACAGTGTTTGATAGTCACGTAAGTAAGCGCCATTTTGAGTACCAGGCTTACTAACACTTGGTGAAGAAAATGGCTTATACCAAGGGTAAAAATCATTGATATTAGATTGCGCTGCTTTATCTCTATCCTTGATATATCCTTTATCCCTGATTTGAGAAGCGATCATTTGCTTGGTGCGTTCATCTTGTTCAAATGTCGTCTTAAATGCAGTTTCTACCGCTTTTTCATCAGGCATACCCGCACGACTTAAACTATATACTTTTGAGTAATACGCCATTGTGCTTGATGGAATATCCGTAGCTGATGCCGGATTGTTATCAAATATCTGCCCATACATTTTCGCGATAGGAAGAACTACTTCAGGATCTTTAGACGTTGCCCCCATATTCAATACAGACTTAACTTGTGATGGGATAATCCCTGTCCTTGCTGTGAGTTCAGCAACGGCATTTAAGCTATTATCATCACGTAAATTAAAGCTCTGCTGAATATGTTGTTCAAAGTAATCATCTGCTGCCTGCTGATTATTCTTATCATTAGGATCAAGCGGAAAGTTATTTTGTATTGAAAGTTGTAATCGGTTAGCTGCAAACTGTTTATCTTGTTCCTTGATATTACCTTCAACGAACTTACCAAGTTTCTCCCAACGTTGAATTTTGCTTTCGTAGTTTGCTTCGCCCGTTTGTGGTTTGATTTGAGATAACAAAGCTTGCTGTGCTTGTGGCGACATCTCTTTAGCTGCTGACATAAAACCAGCATAACGCTTAGCTTCTTGCATATCAGCAGACATAGCTGAACCTTTGTCATAACCAAACGCAGAGATTAATTCATCATGAGTAGGCGCATTAGGTGCTTCAAGCCCTCTTTCCCATGCTGCGTAAGAGTCAGCGACACGAGTACCGAATTGTTGCTGTAACTCACCTTGCTTTTGCTTACGTAGCTGTTCTGCTTGTCGTAAATATTTTGCTTGGTCAGCTTCATCTAAGGCATCGAAAGCGGCAGATCCAGTTAATAGTTTTGGTGCTTCTGATGTCGCTTGTAATTCAACAAAACCAAGTGCTGACTGTATGCCTGTTGCTATCTGCTCATCAGTGTAATTAACACGGTTACGCCCATTTTCCTTATACATTATCGCTGTCGATAAATGCGTTAAGGTATCGAGATTCGTTAAATCTAATGGTTGATTAGGTGCAACACCAAGGTAATCAGATACATACTCAATGTATGCTTGAGTATCATTATTATCTTCTGGTGGTGCCCAACGATTAATAATCTGCTCAGGTGTAACGAAACCTTGTCGAGCATAAGAAAGTAGATTTTTACCTAATGCTCTAATGCCGTGCTCAGGTGTGGCAAACTTAGCAAATGCACCATCATCACCGGTTTGCCCTACCCATTTATTGCTAGATATACGAATATTACCAGGGTTGTTGTTTCTAACGCCTCTTGTATCACCGTTACTGGGTGTATACATACTCTCTTGCTGTTTATGCAGATTATCAGCGTAAGCAGTGGCATCTTCAGGGTTATCAAAAATTCCTAAGTGCTTACCTGTTTGCTCGTATAACGCAATGGCTTCATCATCAGATAACAGCTTACCATCATCACTTACGGTAGGTATCAGCACTTCGCCATCATCGGTACCAATAGAAATCGTTCTTACTGTACTAATTGAGCCGTCTTCATTTTTAACTGTTGGTCTATTGAGTAAGTTAATATTACCCTGCTGGTTCATTCCTTTAACTTTACCAACAGTACCACCATAGAATGCATTATTTCTGGTAGCACCACCAAGGCTTGAAGGTTCTCCATTTCGTTCTAAGAACCCCATATAATCAGCACCGAGTTGGTTTTCAATCGCTTTACGTGCAGTCGCTACTTTGAATTCTTGTTTCTTGGCGAGGATCTGCTCTTCCCCCCAACCATGCGATAATCCAAACTCTTCTATTTGCTGAAACACTTGTTTATGTGCAGAGATATAAGCCTGATTATCACCGTACATTGATGCTGCAGACTCTGCATTTAATGTTAGCGTTGATTGAAACTGGTCTTGTTCATAAGCTTTGATTTGCCCCATCTCATGACGATTCGCTTGTGATGCAAACTGAACCCCCATTTCTTGCGCTTGTTGCATAAAGCTTTGTCGCACAATATCGTCAGGCAGTGTTGATGATATTTCACCGGCATAATCACGAAATGACTGTTCGTACTCAGATGCTTTACCAATCGCATTCTTACCTTGCTGTGAAAGTAATCCATTTTGTGGATCGGTCATCAGTTCGTTGGCTTTCTGCCGTAGCTGTAATGCGGCATCTTGCGCCAGTGCAACATTGGCTCTTTGTTTTGCTTCTGCAAATAAACCGACATATTGCTCACCAACACGACCAAAGCCAGCGCCAAAAGCATCAGGTGATGATTGAACAGAAAACCCATTACTTGGTAACTGTTCAGGCATAACCGTTCTATTATCGTATGTAGGAACCTTTGGCATAGTTAAAATCCTTTTGGTGCTTTAGCAAATGTCTTACCCGCTTTCGCAGCACCTGAGCCACCACCACCGAATGGACTCCATGTACCACCAGCCAACTGATACGCGCCATAAGCTTGAATAGGGGCTGTTAATAACGTTGTCATTGCCCCCATATTGCCTGAGCGTCTTGCCATTTTTGCATTAAGGCGATCATTCTCAGCTTGCATACGATAGCCATACGCTTCACGAGAAGCGTTATTAACCATAGTTAACGCATCAAGCTCACCCATTGCAGCAGTATCACCTAAAATATCTAAAGCCCCAGCCGTGCTTAAATCAATGCCACTGGCTGACATTGTTGCTGCCTGTGTACCTGATAATTGGCGAGTGCGTCTACGCTGTTCTTGTGCCTGAGCATTGCCTTTATTAATTGCATCAAGTGCAGCATCTTCATTAATTTTGGCGTTTTGATTAGCCACTGATGCTTGAAATTTACCATCGGTATATTGTCCGTATGCTTGCAACGCAGAAGTACCAATTACTGCTGCCGCTAATGTTGTTGGTTCACACATTATTTAGCCCTCAATGTAAAACGATGGAAAGGTAACTGAAGTAAACCTGCTGGCTTTGCTTCTTCAATCTGAAACCCCAACCAATGGAGCCACGCCTTAGCAATATGATTACGTTCATCGACATAATTCATCAGTGTTGGGTATTGCCCTAACATCTGTTTTAAGATGGGTTTACAGCGTCGTAGAAAGGTTTTCTGGTGTTGCTCTAATAAATCAGTCCCCACTAGCCAAGGGATACCTAAACCAGTCAGTAATGAGCCAGAAGCAACACCAAAAATAGTCACGACTTCATCATTAATAATGCCGGCATAGGCTTTAGTAGAAACAGATAAGCCATGTCGTAATACCTGTTCAGGTGTTTGCATTGACATAGCGTAAAACTCATCAACATCAGCTTGTCTTACATGTGGCAATAAACGAACGATATGTTCATGAGTGGCAGGAATAATTTGTACATGATGTTTTTTCATATTAGAAACCACCAGCATCAATACGCGGAATAACAGAGAGCACCGCTAACGGTAACGGATCAACCTGTCTAATAAAAACACGTCTGTTTTTGCTCCAATCTGCGTCTAAATTAATTTCAACAATACCTGTGGCATCATCAACAGGATTGTCGTAAAACTCGAATTGACGTTGAGGATACTCATATAGCCGTTCTTTTTCAGTACCAGCCCAAATACCCCGACTACTATTTACAATTAAGCTGGCAACCTTAATAAGCTTCTTCTTATCAAGTAACGTTTCTTGCCCATTAATATGGATATCAAGTGTTTCTAATTCACTGGTAATAGGTAATCCGATATGTACTACGGCTGATGGCGTATCAATCTCTACTGCACCATTGGTGACAATGCCCTGCGGTGAAACATTAGCATCAGAAAGAATATTAACCGTCTTACCTTCAAGATGATTTAAGCCAGCAAAGCGATAGCGGGCTATGCTCCATTCAGTAGTGGGCGTATTTTGTAATGCTGGTGGAATGTTGCGATTAGCAGAAATAACCACTTGATTTTCAGATACATATTGAACAATCTTACAGCGAAGTTCTTTATGTTCATTATCTTCAAAATAAGGAATATTGACGGCACTACCAATATCAGAAGCACTAAAGACCGGATCACCTGAAATCACTAATGGATAGTTTTCTTGATAGTTCCACTCACCCGCTCCACCAGTGATGGTTGCTGTTTTTGATATATCAGTATTTCTACCGTCATAACTTAAGCCAGAATCCACAAAGAAAGCATCTTCTGTACGAGTAAATAAACGGCTAGCCAAGCGCTCTACATACCGAACCTGTTTACCGTTTACTGTGCGCTGAACAATAAAATATGCTGAATCTTCATTGCCTTCACTGATAGAACACGTTGACTCAAATTTCCCTTCTGTCGATTGTGGCGCCCATGCAAAAACTTGCTGTTCTCTTAAATAGGTTAAAGCCAGCATTAACCCATCGTCACGAATGCACCATGCAATAGAATATGGAACCGTAGTAAATGACCAATCAACAATACGGTGACGTTGAAATAAGTGATTTGCCAACATAGTTAAGTCAGTGCCTTGGTACCCATCCACATCAAAGGAGTACGATAAATCACGCACAGCACTACCTTTTTCTTGTACGTAAAGCGCAATGTTCGCAACAGAGATTGGCGGTAAATCACTTGAGCCGTTAGCCCCTTGTGATGACATTGAAAAACTGGAAGGTGTAAGCACTTTGTTCTGATCGCCTGTGATTTGATATTCACCACCAGAGGTCAATGCCACCAGCGAACCGACATCAATCAAATGACGAATTTCATTTACTTGACGACCTGCATACGTGTAGATAATGCGATCATCATCTTGAATAGGATTGTTGCGCCCAAAGTCTTTATAGTCACCGCTACGACTGGCCCATATCGTTTGTGGGTAAGCACGAGAGCCGGCAAAGAATAAACGTTGTTGATAATAAACAACGGTGCTTGGATAACCATCAACATCATTCCACACTGCACGCGCCCATTTATGGCTTGCATTATCTTCACCAACGGCATTGGATGGAATATAAGAGATCACCTTTCCTGTGGCTGTTTTGCCATCTTCACTAACAGTTTCAATTTTTACGATACCAAAACCACTATGCAGATATTCCCACTGGATCCCTGTATCACCACCCCAACCATCCCAACTCATTCCTTCCGTGTGAGACGGTCTTAGTGTTCCTGTTTTACCGCCACTATTGGCACGATAGTAGTTACTGTCAGCACGACGTTGATCATTGAGGTTGGTTGTTTTATCTGTCTCCCAGACAGGAACTGCATCAATGTCACGTTGCTCTAAATAGAACTGTTTACCTATTTGCTCGGTACCAAAAATATCATGCGTAGAGGTTAACGTAATTTGCCCTGTGCTTGCACTGGCATAGACTTTCATTGCCTTATCGGTATTGATATCTTCAAAGGGGCCGTTCTTGGTTTCAACGGAGACTAACTTCCAATCATCATGATCGTAACGCTGTAACTCCATTGGTGGATAATCAGTATGAACAATCGTCATAACATCGGCTGATTGCGTATACTTCAAATCAAACAAATCAGCTTCTTTATAAGGTGTCGCTAATTCAAACACTTCGCCTTTATGTTCACCATCAGCATAGAGAACCTGCCCACCATCTTTAAATACGCGAATATAACGATCACCAAACTCTAACGCATAGGTTTGTACGGTGCTGAATTGGAAAGGAATAAGGCGAGACTTCTTATTTTGATACTTTGTTTCAGCAATAAATCGTGTGCCTGGTCTATTCTCAACGCCACCATATTGACGAACAATAAAGTTATGGCACTTGCGCAGTGCAGTTGAATACTTTGCAAGATCAACACGACCATATAGGCTTGGTGCAATTTCACCGCCTGAAAAACTAGGTTGAATAAGACTAAATGGCATTATGACAACCTCGCTTGTGTGAATTCATCCATATAATCTGTTGGCTCTGCTGACTCACTTAATGAATGTGCTGCCGCGCTTTTAATAACACCTTGGTAAATTTGTAGTGCTTCACCACCAATGCCCGCATTTGATGCCAATGGACGAGCCAATTCAGCAGCTAAACGCCATGCAAGCGCATCTTTAAATAACGCATCAAACATATTGACGTCAGTAATACGTGCAACATATTCAAGCCAAGCACTAGGGTGATCAGTAAAAATTAATCGACCAGTACCGTTTTCATCTGAACCAACATGAAAATGGATTGCCGTATCTGGTCTACGGTACTTTTGATGAGGTTCGACAATACCAATGGCTTTTAGGCAATCATTAGGATAGCGATAGGCATACGCCCAATTAGGTGGGGGATTATTTGTATTGGCTAATGCCACCTTTTTAGTCGCAAAGTTCCAAGGGAAATCGGCCAGCACACTATCACGGCATTGCGCATAATGAAGATTGCATTGAACGGCTTCTTTGCTTGCTTCAGTCATACTATTAATTGAACGACTATTACCAATGCGACTTAATGCAATATTGCAAATTTCAATTTCTGAGGCCATTACTCACCTCCATCAAAAAGAACATCTGCCGTTGATTTTGTGTCGCCGGCACCTAGAGCCAGATCGGTTATTTGTAACTCTACATATACTGACTTCTTCCCTTCACGTTCATTAATAGATTTAGACAGTATTTTGGCAACAGCAGACAGCTCAATACTTTCACCAACATCAGGAATAGAAACGCCTAGTTTTTCTATCGTGTCGTTTTCAAGTGAAATACGTAGCCCGTATGGATATTCTTCACGAGTTTCTTTTTCACCTTTGGCATTTTCATAAGTTTCTGTGCTGGTTTTTAGATTGATTAGTTTCATTGGATATCTCTCGGCTCAAGTAGAAAATAAAAAAGGGGCTTTCGCCCCCTTTATCATCGGGGGTTAAACCCCAAGTTCTTTCCGCTTTTCATCTATTGCGGTGCGCATTTTATCTGCGCCCATATTGTGATGAGGTGCTTTACCAAATAGCTGGGTATATTGATCACGAAGCGCATCTAGGCTTGAATCAATCGCCACACCTGAACCGCTTACAGCAATATTACTTATGCCTTCACCAGTATTATCACCAGCCCCATCAGCCACACTATGAGTATTAAGTCGAGCATCAGCGCCACCAATTAACGCTAAGTTATCGCCAGCTATACCGTCGTACTCAACCTCTTCACCGATTTCAAGTAGACGCCCAGCGATAAATGATTTTTTTAAAACCTTATATCGTGACATGTCACACCTTATTGAGTTACAGCATCGTAAATAGGATGAGCATCAACAGTTAGGTTAATGCCCGCAGTGAACTTACCCGCCGTTAATGGACCTTCTGCAACAACATATTGCAGGCGCAAGTACTTCAGAACGCCTTGAGGTACTTTCGCCACAATACGTTTACCTGCATTTAAATCAGCAATTGGTATTGCCACAGATTCAAAGATAGATTTAGCATCAGAGAATTTATCGTCTGTAGCGGTTTCTAACTTAATTTGAACAGTCGCTTCACCTGCTGCTTTAGCCTGTTCAGTCACTTGTGCAAACAGCTCTAATGGCTCACCAATACCGATATCACGAAATGCACCATGCACTGGCGTTAAGTCGATAATTTGCTTACTTACAGCAGATGCAGTAACAGCCTGATCCAGTGAAAAAAGCGTTTCTTTATCTAAAATCATTTTGACTACCTCCAAATAAATGAAAGTTAGCGGAGCCGTTAAACGACACCGCAATAACTTATTTCACCTGATCTTCAGTCGTTAAGATGGCATCAACACGGCGAACAGGAATTTCATCGAATGAAACAACTTTCTTACCGGCAACTTCTGCCATAGAAATATTGACGTTTTTACTGTTTTTAATTTGGCGACGCATCCAGCTACGGATTTGCTGGTTACAATAAAAAACAGGACGCCCCATAGAGAGGTTAGGGATCTTCTCAATTGCTTGAATAAACAAGTCTGGTAAATCGAGTGTGTCCGCTTTTTCTGGATCTTTACCAATTTTGGATAAATCAATATTGGCGATACGGACAACATAACGCCAGTCACGAACTGAGATACCATTTTTCCATTGGAAATGAGTACGAAAGCCTTGGTATTTACCTTTGTTCTCATCTTCTAAAGTAACTTCACCTAAATGGTTTTGCTCTAAACCTGCTTTAGAACCTTTAGGGAAAATACCGTGGACAGTGTTTTCACCCCATACCACTAACCACACAGAAGTTAAGTTACTGCCAGTACCACCAGCATCAATGATGTTGACTGCATTCTTTGCTTTCATATCGTTAAAGCGTGCAGCTAAACCCGTAAAGCGCTGAGGATGAACCGTAGCATCACCATAAATAACTGTTTCAGCCATTTGCTGGTTCATTGACTCTAAGAATGCAATTGATTCAGACAATAGAAATTCATTCTTTTGCCCGTTCAAGTTAGCTAGGTCTTTATCAACCTCAGAATAGGTTTCAAGCATACCAATCGCATCAGTAACCTGTGCTGTGGTTGATTTGCTTGGTGGTACACCATAGTTAAGCAAGCGCCATGTTGCAGATGGTAAACCAGTACGAACGGTTGTACGGTGACCCGTTGGTAAATTACCTTCAACGAAAACCATATCATCAAGAATTTCATTAGACTGATTCAGCAATTCGACGATCTTCGCTTGCTTGCTGTCAGGGCCTTGTCGTTTAGCCCAATCAACGAGAGTTAAAGCAGGCATGTTATTTCCTCTTTGTTATCCAAATAAAACATCAGCAGCACTTTTACTGCCGTTACTGTTGCCAGTGACAAGACCGTCCTCTGACATTGCTTTGCCTATCTTGGCGAAAGCCCGAATAATCTCTGGGTGATTACCTAACCCTGTTTCTGTTAAATACAATTTCAAATCATCAGAACCATAGGTATCTAATGCCTTTTGTGCTGCACCAATAGACTCATTTGATCCTAATTCTTCATCTGCTTTAACAGTTTTAGCCCATTGCTCAGTCTGCTTTTGCCAACCATCATTGATTTGTTTCTGAATAGCAGGCATGATTTTAGAGCCATAAACATCAACCAGTTTTTGCGCTTGTTCGTTGTTTAAATTCAGCTCACGAGCAATCGGCTCAAAGACTTCTAATGCACCTTTATCAAGCTCTTGCCCTTCTTCTGGTGCTTTAAATTCATACTTTTCAGGCGCACCTACATCTGATTTATTGGCATCATTTTTCTTATCAGCCGGCTTGCCCTGCTCTCCACCATTCTCTTTTTCAGTGCTTTTAGTAGGATCATCACTATTTGCTGGTGGCTCATTTTTATCTGTTGCTGATGTTTCTTGAGTAGGTTCCGTTGCTGTACCGCCACCGCCTTCACCTCCCTCGCTGTGTTGCTCGTTATACAAACGACGCATAATTAATTTCTGCCATAAGTTCATTACTGTTTCTCCCCTTGTTAAACGCTTGGTGTAGTTGCTTCATTTGCCATTTGCGCATAAAGCTCAGGGCAAACTTGGTGTAATTGATTGAAAACTTTTAATCCATAGTTACGCTCGCCCTCTCTAAATGCCATTGCATAGGGATCATTAGAAAAAGAGCTACGAAATACGCCAGAGTCAGAAATCAAACGCCAAATAACAGCACGCCCCGCTTCTGTGGACATAACCTCTTTTAGCTGTTGTTCTTCTTTCTCTTGCCTATTTTTTTGTTGAATATCGTATTCAGTGCGAGCAATTCTCTCGTCTTCATACGCATCGAATGGATGTGTCATTGAGCACCTCCACCAGCCATAGCGGACAAGGCACTATCATTATCAAGATTGGTATCACTGAGCGTTTTAGCACCATCAATAGCAGACTGCGCCATTTGCATCTGAGCCATTTGTTGTTGCTGTGCTTGTCTTTGTTGACGTATGGCTTGTACTTGCTCATTGGTTGCAACGATAGTTGGAGAGACACCAATAGCAGACGCATAATTATCAATGGCATCATCAGCATTAAGCTTATCAAGGGCTTCAGGCTTAACTTTTGCCAGATTGCCAACAAAGCCAGCAAAGCGTTCGATACTGCCAACACCAATCGCTTTCTGTGCCTGAGCCATAACAGAAATGTACTCAACCTTTAGATCCATTCCTTGCATTTCATCAGGCGCAATAGGTAGTAAATTTTTGTTTACCAAGATTGAGAAAGTGCGATTAATCAGCTTGTCGAGTAACTCAGAATCAAGGCGTTGCAGAACAGGCCCTAATTGCAATAGCTTCTCTTCTCGCATCTCAACAACGGCTTCAATCGGCATAGAGCGCGTATTCACCATTTGCATCATGCGGAACAAATCAACAAAGTAAGCGGTATCAATCAGTTGACGGGTATCTTGAACATCTTCAAGTAGTGCTTTCAATGCTACGGGTTGAACATCAAAAATCGTTTGAATTTTATTAGTAGGATTTGCCTCATCAAGATAGTTAATGCCTCCGGGTATGGTATTTACCCGTTGGTTTTTTAATGAGGCTGGCACTTGTAAAGGTGGATTGGTCAGCTTATCAATCATCTGCGCTTTACGTTTTTGCATTAATTGAAGTGCTTTAGTACCACCTAACGCCACCATACCGGGGCAAGATGAACCGTAAACATCTTCACCATTCACTTCCCAACGTGGCGCCATAATAGGAAATTCATCATAGCCAGATTCACGTAACACTTTCTCGTTATCACCCGCCACTTCAAGATAAACGGATTTAAAAGGCTTATGCTTCGCCTCTAACTTTCCTGTTTGTCGTTCAAGATTTGGGTATACGGCGTGAACCACTTCAACCCATTGGCTGTACTGGCTTGAATTCCACATTGATTTAACAGTGTCGCTAACGCTATCAATCCCGAACTCCATTACCAACTGGCGAACGGTCATCGTAAATTTGCGATAGCAAACATCAACACTCAGGCTTGGGTTATTCGCAATGTAGTAACTGCCAAGAGGGAAATGAACGGTACGGATAATACGCTGGCTATCTTCAACAACGGCCATTGCAGCAGTGCCAAAGGTACCTAAATCCCCATACATCAACGGTAATGACTGATAGAGGTTAGAACGATTGAACACTTCGTTCATGCGTTGTTCGGTGGTTTCTAACCAAAGTTTTACAGGGCCATAATCCATTAAATCAGGATCAGGTGTCGCTAAACGAAACCAAGGACGAGCAGGACTTGTAATACCCGACATCATGCCACTGGAAAGCACCAATGAAGCTAAAGATGCTGTAGGGTCAATGATCTTACTATTACGGCGATCACCTCGATTAACATCAGACGCAGTAAAACGCGTACTACGAGGACGAGTGAAATCTGACAATTCACGCCAATGCGGTTCAAATGAGCTACGCTCTGTTTCCAACTGATTAAGCTGTTGCAGTAGCTGTTGTTTCAATGGCGTTGACATAGTCACCCCTTATTGACCCAGTAAGGTTTTACCGCTGGTGGATGCTGAACTTGTTGCACCCTGAGCACCAGTTAGTAACGTAGACTTACGACCTGCGGCTGCACGGCGACGACGCATTTCATCATCACGACTACCCGTTACTGCCGCATCTTGTTCTTGAGGTGCTGCCTGAACAGCAGGAGGAGTTGTAATTTTTGGAGTTGAGCCTAATCCGCACATAATTCACCCATAGATTAAATTAACCAATATTGCATATTAAATTAATAATACATGTTATTTGACAATATTGAAAATTATAACTACCATTTTGGTTATGCAATGCCACTGCATTTTTTCTCTGTATTGTTACCACGACAGCGTGCTTTACCTTAGGACTGTTTGCCCTCTACTCCAGAGGGCTTTTTTTATGCGAATGGATCGTAATCTGAATTGCTGACATTAACGCCAGAATGAGGTGAGGAATAATTTCTATCTATTTTGGTGACTGGATAGGCGAATGTCAGTACGAACGCATCACCTTTACCTGGTGAACGACCAAGACGTTTTTTAATTTCTGTTTTATCTTCTAGTACAATCTTGCTATCAATAACACGAACTTTGTATTCAGCACATGACAAATCATCTGCGGTTTCTTGATCATCAAGTGCACCGCCTATTTTTAACCATGTTTTAGCACTACTATACATTTCACCACGTTTGTTCAGCATTTGTGGATCTGTTGATGCACCACCAAACTTAACTAAACGCCACACTCTGCCCCAGCTTGTTCCGATAGAGTGAATACCGGTACCATATCCAAAGTCGATATGAACCGCGTCAGCCTTGTATTGATCTTCAAAGTCAGCGATACGCTTTGCCATAACAACATCGTCAGTTGTTTTAAAGCCCGTCCACAGACACTTACTAAATAAACCTTGGCGTAGATAAATGACTGCATCATCAATACCAGAATAGGCAGGGTCAACACCAATAATTACAGGCGCGTGCGCAACTTCTGCCTGTGTGACAATGCGCTTCATGGCTTCATCGGTTAAACCTGTTGGAATAAACTGCAACTCTGATGCTGACGGGAACACACCACGAACACGGACTTTAAAGAAGTCACTATCTTCGCCATAGTCCTCTTCCCAATTTTTAATTTGCTCTTTGTTGCTACCTTCAACGGTACGGCTATCAATCTGCTTGGTGTTCCAACGATGTTTAAACTTACGAAAGCACTCACGAAAGCGCCCTGTGTTACGGGTTGGGTTACCAAATGCTATCCAAATGATTTCGGTGCCTTCATCCGTTAACGCCCCTTCTGCCACCTCCCATACCAGATCGGCAATGTTAGACGCCTCATCAAACACCAAGATAATACGCTTACCTTTGTTGTGAAGCCCTGCAAATGCCTCCGTGTTGTTCTCTGACCACGGTACCGCATCAGCACGCCAAGCATTAGCGTGATTAGGATCATTTGAATAGATAGCTGTCTTAGTGCAAGTAAACCAATTATTGGTAAGTGATAGCCGTTGCCACTTCGCTATTTCTGGCCACGTTTTAGTGCGTAGCTGATTTTCGGTGTTAGCCGTGACGACTACCTTACAATCTTCGCAGGTATCCATACCCCACTTGATGATCATTGAAATAAATGCAGATTTACCGATACCATGACCAGAAGCACGAGCAAGTAACAATGGCTGGTGGCGTGTCTTTGGATTGCGTAGATGTTCACCGATTTCATTTAATGCTTCGGCTTGCCACTGACGAGGACCAGTGTATTCTTCAAGTTCTCCACCAGCTTCACCCCACGGAAATGCGTAATACGCATAGCCTAATGGATCATGCGTAAATGATGCGATATCTTCAATGAGTTGTTCTTCTGGTGACTTCTGTAAAGCTTCTGACATTACTCAATGCTCCCTTGCTGAGCACGTTTACGAGCAGATGCCAACTTATCAGCCAGCGTTACATTTACATCGACCTGTACGCGGTCACGGAAAGCGTTCACATCAACGTGTTTACCTACCAGCTCCAATACGCGTAGCTTATCCAGTAGCTTCACTTTTTTGACGGTCACATTCTCATCAACAACCGCAATTTCAAATGAAGCAATACTTTTCCGCCACACAGTAGGCCAATCCTTGATAGGTTTGATATCGCCATTGTCATTGAGAATATCGGCAATATCCGCATCAAGCATATCGACCAAACGCCTGAGTACATTGTCAGCACTCATCTTAGTTCGCTTATTGCGCTGTTGCATAAGTTGTGCGATACGCTCTTGAATACGGGGATCAGCCATTAGCTGTGATGCGCGTTTACAAGCACTGCCAGATGCATATCCAGCAGAGATTGCAGCATCAGTTTGATTATCGGGGGATTTGATATATTCCTGACAGAAACGTTCCATCTTGTCGTTGATAGGCGTTGGCTGTCGTGCAGGTTTCTTTCTTGGTCTTTTGATAGTCATAATCATCACCTCTTTGGTTATTATGACTATCTAAAAGATAACATTCAAATCTGATAGGGTTTGAAATCATTTTTAGGATTGCAAATTTTCAATACGTGATTACATAGCTCCTTATATTTATAAGGAGTATAACCGCCCCCTGATAAAAATTTCATTAACGCCTCCTTATCAGGATTAGTATCTAGATACAACCGAAGACCAACTAAGGTAACTTCATTATATCCCTCGATCAAAAACTTCAAGTCAATAAGTGAGTCTATAAGGTGTTCATCTATTCTGGAAACATCAAGTAAATATGTGTCTATGACTTTAGATGACTGAGTTTTTCCAAGAATAAAAGTTTTACTATCATCCACTTTGGTATATTCAAAATAAAACGCTTCTAAGCTAGCAACCTTTCTACAAGAAGTTACTTCACCATTTTTTATGGCATCAAAAAACTGCATCATTTGTTTAAGATAAATACAGTTATTCCTAACCTCATTGTAAATTAACGTTTTTAATGCCTTTAATTCGTTTTGAGTATTCCTTTCAATTGTTGATTTCTCATTTGTTCTTTGAACCCAAAATACAATTAAACTTACGATTATAGCTACTGCAGATGCTAAACTACCAAAAATTGAGAAGCCTTCAACCACCGTCATAACTCACTCCCTTACCAAAATTTTTATTATTTTACCTTCAACATCATTTCACGCCAGCCCTTTGTTACCCAACACTTAGCATCACCAAATAAACAGCATTGCTGAACGGGTAACTGCTCCCCACAACGCTCACATTTACGCTTAGATAGTTCCTCAGCTTGTCGCTTATACTCTGCATCATCTTTGCGAATAAGCATCTGTATGTATTCAACATTATCATACGGTTCACGACCAGGCATACGTAGAACACAATTACGCTGTAACATTTCCATCTCTTGATTATCCACCAGCAATTCAATCTTCGTTACGCCAAGTTCCTTTTGGCGTCTACGTTGTAATGCCTTACGTTCAGCAGGTGATTTAGCCATTAAGTGACACTCCAATCACAGTAACAACGACACACCAGAATACAGCGAATAAAATGTACTTAGTTAGCATTTATCAACTCCTCAGGTATCTCAACTTCGTTACCTACCCCAAGCATAACAACGGCTCTGCAAATAGCTTCTTGAGCAGTATTAGCAGTGGCATAATCACCCATTAAATGTGGCGGTGATGCATAGCAATAATTAACCCCTTCAACTTCCTCAAACATTAAATCAATCCAGTAGTTATTTATAAGCTCGCCACATTCACGCCAATCACTTGAATATTGCTTAACGAAAAAATCAATTCGTAGCCCGCCTTTAGGTGGAAATGTATAACCGTTCTCTAAATATCCAACTGGAGCTAATACCATCCCCTCATTTTTTCCATCAATATCAGGAGGTACTGGAATTAATTCATATCCACCAACTGCTAATGCTACTGCATAGTTCAGCGCTCTACCTGTAAGTTTTGAGGTCTTAATTTTCATCATTCACCCTCTGGCATTGGTGGGATTGGCATCCAGTATTCGACATCAGAGAATTTGATGGGTTTGTTGGGGAAATAAGTAGCTTCCCACTGAAGAGATAATGTTATTTCATCATTAAGATTGACCCGATTTAAAAATAAAACCACTGGCGTTCCGTCTAAAAATGCTATAACCGGATCACCGATAACAGGCAGTCTTTCACTACATTTGACTCTATTAGTTCCCTGCATAATATTCCTCTGGCATTGGTTCAAATGATTGAATATCGAAATCCCAATAAGGTGCAATTTCGCATCGACCACAGCTATCATATTCACCGTTGTCTCTCGTAACGCTGATTTGATATGTGCCATGTTCAGTAAACATTTCATACTCTTCAGCATCTTGTAATAGCTGCGTTTCGATGTCCTGTAATGCACTTACTGGCGCAGGCCCTTTGAGAAAAATCACACAAATGCAATCTTTGCCCATGTAAAGAACTTCTAGTTGAATGCTCTTAGTTGAATTAATTCCCTGCATTAGATACCTCCTTTCGGTTTAGTCTTTTAACAAACGCATCAGAATCAATTCTTAAAAGGCGATTCATAACCTTTTCACAACGATATGGTTTGTGCATTTTTCGATTGCGGTCCGCTGTCTTTTTCCCACCTCTCACATATCTACGCTTGCGTGTCATTGCTTCATCAGCGTAGAGCCACATCAACTTTTTAAATTCTGTTCCTTTCATCTGGAAATCCCTTTAATTGAAATGCGCTGAATAATGATATTCAAACTGTTCACGTAGCCATTCAAGGTCATCAAGATATTGCCAGATATCTTTTTGTGATTGGTCTTTTATGACTTGCCACCGCCACCCGTTACTATCCCGAACACGGCGAACCATCAATAGCCACTCTGTGTATTCCCCATAACGTAATGCGTCACACAAAGAAACGCGAACAGGAATAGCCCTATACATTTTTGGTAACTGTCGCTTTCCGTTCATGTAATCATTGATGTAAATTGCTTCCATCTAAAAATCCTCTTGCGTGACATGTCACGATTGTTTGATATGTTGAATAAGCCTAATAGCATCAATATCTTGACTCATAATTTCTTCCCAAACTCATTCAACGATTAATTAACTCAGTCACGAACTTAACGAATGGTAATAAGTTCATGATTTTCTGTATTTTCAGGTAACGTTACCCCTATCTTTCCCTGCTCACCCCAAAGCTTTGACGCACTGATATTCCACACTCTGCAATCTTCATCAAAGATGGCGTCCATAACGGCTTTAATCAGGTTATCGACATCAGGACGTTGCTGGTGGGGTTTACCATTCATCTCAATGCGCTTCTTCTTGCTCCATGATTTAGGCATAGGGATAACAAACGTTAGGTGAGCACCGCTTTCAGGTAACGTAAAACGGTTAGCTCTCATCTCGTCACAAAAAGCGTGGTACTTAACGACAACGGGTCTTTTCTTCCATGCGTCACGTTGTGTCATACGTGGCTTCGGTACAGGATTGATATAATAAATTTGCTGTTTCATGCGCGTACCGCCACCAGCATTGCGTTCATACGGTTATGAATATCAGCAATCTTTCCATGCTGTAACGGCGGTAAACTCTTTCTGACGTAGGTTAGTGAGCCTTTCTGACAGATAACATGCTTATCCGTAGGTTTTGCTGGCTTCTTGGTCATTAGAGAGGCTTCTTTTTTGATATCTAAATCACGTAGACGCTCCATGTAATCAGGCGCTAGAGTGTATACATAACCAATGCCGACTACCGCTCTGCGCTCAACAACGGCGCATTCAATCAACTTGATCAACGCATAATTGGTCGTTGAGCGATTTTTCTTACCATCAAGCTCTGAGGCAATCTCGGTTATTTCGTTAACTGATAACGGTTTTTTCTTGTCATGTAATATTTCAACAACAAAATCCTGCATAAATTTCATATACGATAACCCTTAAGAGATTAATCACTATGGTTAATATATCCAATTTGGTTATGTTTTCAAGTATAAAAAAACAGAGTTTTTAATTAAACTCATACCTACTTAAAACGCTCTCAAATCGTCTATACGCTGTTTTCACTACTCAGACACCCAATCGCATATCTACAACAAATAAAACTCACCAGTGTTTATTACGCTAAGGATTTTGATATCCAATAAACCTTATGCCGATTTATGTTTACGTTTATCAGCATTTTCTAATAAATCCATCCATGCAGGTCTTGGCTTGGTTTTATCTTCAAGTCTTAACGTGGGTTTAGGTATTACCTCTCCTCGTTGTACTCGCTCAGACCACATACGGATCATTTTATTTAAACGCTTCTCAACCTCCGCTTCTGTCAGCCTAAGGTCATATACCTTTTGCCTAAGGTCAGTGAAGATCCAATACTGCACCGGATGCCTAAATGGGTACATCTCAGCACTATGATAATTGCATCGTCTGGCTAGGTATTTATTGAAATCTCTCAGCATTTCATCAAATGAAATTCCAAAAGCATTCGCATCTACTAACTTGTCAGAAAGCATTGAAATGACATCAGATAACTCTGGTGGCCACGGATTACCATTGCTACAACGCTCAATGCAGAATTTAAATATCAAATCGAATTGATCACTATTCAATCCGCTGAGTGCTCGTTTCCACATCAATGAGGGTTCCGTCCCGTTCTTGTTTGTCCATTTCTCCCCATAGAACTCCGTCATTTGTAGCCAAAGAGTCGAGATACTCTTGCCCATGTTTTTCTCTGATCTTGTGCTCCACGAGTTGTACGGCTCTTGATTTGCCACTGTTTGGATCGAATTTAAATTCTGATTTGCCATTATTATTTACTCCAGTATTGCTGTTATTCGCTTTAGCACGTTGGAATTTAATACTTTTTGCCAATGCCATTTCCCATTGTTCGTGATGTTTAGCTTTCCCTTCAGCTTTCCAGTATGTAATAAACTCGGCAAGTTCAGTTGGTTTAACTGGCTCTGTTAGTGCATGCCCCCAAAAAGCAGATTTACGTAAAAAATCGCTATCAGGTTCCCATTCATCAAACATCACAAACTTACCGTCAACGCTAAAACCACCAGCAGGAACTCTGTCATTTAAAATGGCATTATCCACATCAGGCAAATTTCCTTCGCGCGCGTTACAGAGAGTTGTTTTAATACTTCCTTTCCCTTCCTTTCCTAAAGGTAGTCCTACCGTATCGCTACCGTAGTCATACGGTAGTAGGTTCATCTCTTTGATTTTACTTGGCGTTTTCTTGTTTACGACTTGATGTTTTGTGAAATTATTTATTAATCCAAAGTGCTTCCCATTTTGGGCAGAAAATAAGCTGATATAGCCACAGTTGGAAAGCTCCTGTAGTAGTACCGGAATACTACGGGAGGTTTCACGTATTGGAAAAACAGCCGCTTTTATTAGCTTTGGATTAGCATTGAAATAGCCTTCATCGTCAGCGTAATTTAATAACCCTATTGCCAATAAACACGCTGACTCAGATATTTCAGCCATATCCTCATCAGTCCAAAATGTTGGCTTAATAGTCCTGATACGGGCCATATCACCCCCTGATATTGTCTTCATAAGCAATATTTCTATTACGAGCCATCTTTAATAATCGGCTGACTTCTTTTCTGTAGTTGGATGAATTAATTGCGGAACATTCAACACAAACACCATTACTGGTAAAACGCTCAGAATCATGACCATGTCTACATAATTTTCCCGTATAGAAACGACTTAAACCATTTTCAATGGCTTGCTTTCTAGTCACAATTTTCATCATTACCTCTTTTTCTATGATTAGTTAGCAATAAGATTATCCATTATTTTAAAATAGATCAACCTAAAAAGATTTATTGGTTATCAATAAAAAATTAAGGACCACCGAAGTGATCCTTATCTATAAACAGCCTTTGAATTATTATCGAATAAAGAAATTGATTAATTGCCCTCTGGTTGTATCTGCACCGAACTCAACACAAACATCATATAACTTATTGAGTTTACTTAATGAAGGCTTGCGTTTTGCATAGCGTAGCTGATGTGATAGATACAGTTGGCTATACCCCGTTCTTTGAGAGAATGCTTCTCTTTGCTTAATCGTTAAGCCATTCCAAAATTTTTTAAAGTCGAAAACTTCCATAATTTCACCAATTTGATTAACCAATAAATAATAGTAACCGTTTAGGTACTTTACCAAAAGGGTTATTTATTTGTTTAATACACCATAACTTAATCAAATTTGTATAAAGAATAGACACCAAAGGACTTGGAGAAATGAAAAGCATTGCTGAAATTAGAAAAGATAACCTGATTTATATTATTGAACGCTACTACAACGGCAAACAAAAACTATTGGCTGATGCGTTAGGCGTAGCACCAAGTATGATCTCTCGTTACCTATCACCAAAAGATTTAAAAAGTCATCGTGAACTCACCGACCCAATGTCACGCAAAATTGAATATGTGACTAGAATTAGCAAATATTGGATGGATGTAGACCACTTAAAAGAAGGTCATGCGGAGTCAGAAAAAGAGGAATATATTCCGACTGAAATTGGCAAGATACTCTCAGATAACATCACAACATTTATGTTAAACGATGGAATAAAATCAAGAGTTAAGCTTTCTGTCGATTCAGGGCTTGCACAATCAACAGTTAACCGCATTATTAATTGTGAAGCCAGTGCCACCGCTGAAAGCATTGATGCCATTGCAAAAGCAATGAGTCGCCAAGCCTATGAATTACTGATCCCTAAAAATGATAAAGGCACTATTAACTATGATAGAAGAGCCTATTCAAAACTTCCCACCAGCGAACAAGCTGCTATTGAAAACTTCATTGAATTTATCATTAATAAAAACCAGCCTATCTCCCACGACTAACCCTTTCCATTAAAAAGAAGTCATATACTGGCTTCTTTTTACTCTTAATAAATCATTAAATTTCATAGTGATAAAAACAAACATAACCATATTGGTGATTTATTTGTTTTTCATGGTTGACAATGGTTAATTTATGGTTATGATTAAAAGCATAAGTTAACCAATACGGTTAATTTGCTCTTTAACAATATGGATAAAAGAGACTGATTTTTTAATGCGCTCAGACATAACCAATTTGGTGATTAGTCATGATCTTTTATATCAAAGACGGTAAGCATGTATTTACCTTATCTGGCTTAAATGAGTCACAGTCATTTGACAATTTTAAAGCCGGTATTGAGTGGGCTTATGTAAGAAAGCTCGCATTACAAACAGAACAATTAGTAGGTAAACAAAATGTCAGACACTAAGCACTTAAATGTGTTGATTGCAAAAGCTCTTTTACTTAACCAAGATATTACTGATAGCGAACAAGTAGATGCGCTAACAGCTCATATCAACGGTGATATTGAAAAAGAAGAATTTAAGCAATATGACCACTTTATTAATATCACGCTACTTGCACTTTCATTGGTTCCTAATATCAACAGTGAACTCAGTGAAGAGCAAATCGTTAACGCTATTATGTCATTTATTGATAACCCTGATATGCGTAGCGTTCGTCATAGAGTTAATCACTTTAACTCATTAATAAATCCAAAAAACACCTCAAATGAGGTAGAAAAAAAGGAAGCGCCTCAGGAAGAGGTGATTTTTCACGCTACTAAAGATAACCAAATCGGTCAACTCAAGGAGGTAGAAGATATTTCAAAGGAAAAAAATGACCAACCTGCTTATTTTGAACCTGGTCGTTATCCCGATATTCCTAACGAGGTGTATCACAGTTCAAACGGTATCAGTAGTTCGATGCTAAAAGATGCTCGTATTAGTTTGATGTATTACGAGTTACGCCATGTAACAAAAGTTATTGAGCGTGAAAATAAGCGTTGTTTCGACTTAGGTAGCGCATTTCACACGTTAACAATGGAACCTGAAAAGTTTGATGCTGAATTCAGTGTTAAACCAATTATTCCAGAAGGTGCCTTTACAACAACGGAAACAATGAAGTCATGGATTGACGAATACAACAATAAGTTGCCTAAAAAGCTCTCACAAGATGAGTTAAAAGCAATTATTGAAGAACATAATGCCACTCTGACACCGCAACTTTCCACCAGCGGAAAAGCCGAAGATCTAGGTCAGATATACATGCAGTTGCCCGATAAATTTAAAACCATCCCCGAAGATGGAAAATTTACTGGTGCAGCAATGAAAGCCTGTATCAAAGCCTATAATGATACTTTGCCAACACCATTGAAAACCTCAGGTAATACAGACGCATTACTTGAGCAGATATACCACCACATCAACCCTGAATTATATTTAGCAGAAACAAATAAGCCTGAGCCACTTAGAAAACCCGTCAAGAAAGATGATCTCATGCAGGTCATTAAAGAAGTAAAACCTGATGCTGTATTTGAAGATGAAATCATTAGCCAATGGCTTAGTGACGATTCAAAAATTCATGTTCAAACCGTTGACTATGAAATGGCAAATAACATGCGTAACGCTGTTATGAACCACAAAGAAGCATCCAGTTTATTAAACCATCCTAACCGCGTATCAGAAGTGAGCTACTACGGCATTGATGAAGATACCGGCCTTGAAATTCGTGTTCGTCCTGATATCGAAATTCAAACAGAAAATAACCGATTAGGTTTTGACCTCAAATCAGTAGCACTTGGTCGATTTAAACAAGATGCCATTGAAGCCATGATCCGCAGAGAAATCATTAATCGAGATTATCACATCAGTGCAGCTATGTATTGTGACGTGGCAATGCTGGATCAGTTCTTCTGGATATTCGTTAACAAAGACGAGCATTACCACTGGGTCGCTATCGTTGAAGCCTCTCATGAATTACTTGAACTGGGTCGCGCTGAGTACAAAAAGACACTGCGTGATATCCGTGAAGCTATGGATACAGGATATTGGCCAGCGCCTATCACCACTACTCTCACTATCGGTATCACTGACTTTGAGCAGAGAAAGTTAGAAGAACTGCAAAACGAAGTCGCTTAATAAAACTGCGCTTGAACAATCAGGCGCACGTTTGGAGTAAATATTATGTCAGAAGTAGCAACTCTCGAAAGAAATCAATCAGTAATGAATAACACATCATTACTTTTTAATCCTGAATCATTAGACCGTATTGTCAAATTTGCGGAGCTAATGGCATCAGGTACAGCAACGGTGCCAAGACATCTGCAAGGTAAACCATCTGATTGTCTTGCTATCACAATGCAGTCCGCACGTTGGGGAATGGATCCTTTCGTTGTCGGTCAAAAAACTCATGTCATCAATGGTGTGCTTGGTTATGAAGCCCAATTAGTAAATGCAGTTATTACCAGTTCAAATGCTGTTGTAGGTCGATTCCATTACAAATACGGTGGCGACTGGGAAAAGATTGTAGGCATGAAAGATAAACGTGATGAATCGGGTTTATTTATTGAAGTCGGTGCAATTTTAAGAGGTGAAGAAGAAATTACATGGGGTGAGCCTGTTTACCTTGCTGATGTACAGACGAGAAACTCACCTCTTTGGAAAACAATGCCTAAGCAACAAATCGCGTATCTCGCTGTAAAATATTGGGCTCGTCTTTATTGTCCTGAAGTTATTCTTGGTGTGTATACGCCAGAAGAACTTGAAGATCGTCCGATTAAAGACATCACCCCACAGAAAGAACGTGTAAGCATTAATGAAATCACTACCCAGCAACAACCAAATAATGCTGAATCTGTAAAAGAAGCTCAAGGCGAGTTTATACCTAAGTTCGATGCTGAAACCTTTAGATTAGCTATTGATGATGTTCAAACTGTCGAAGAAGCTAAAAATATTCGCGCAGAAATTGAGAACTTAAAAAATGAAATGGGGATCAACCTGTTTACTGAATTAAAAAATAAAGCAGTACAGGCATACCACCGTATTGATGCACGTAATGCCCTAGAAGCTTCTATTAACTCACTTCCTGAATCTGGCTCACCTGAAGCTACCGAAGCATTTGAAAAAGTAGACAAGCTACTTAAATCAAGCAAAAGAAAACTCGGTGATGAGTTATACGAGTCTTTCTCTATCACACTTAATGATATGCGCCCTGAATACCAGTAATCCTATTTAATGCGGAGCTGTATCGCTCCGCAGGAGTTTAAATATGAATATTAAATTACCTATCAAACCTATTCGTATGCCTGATGTTTTAAAAAAAACAGGGCTTTCTCGCTCAACTATTCGCACCTTAGAGAAGAAAGGCGATTTTCCAAAGCGTATGTATTTATCTGTGCGCTGTGTTGCTTGGGAAGCTGAAGAAGTTGATGAGTGGTTGAAAAAGCGTTCTCAATCAAGAGAGACACCTAAGTGTTACACGGAACGTAAGCGTAATGAAGCTGGGCAGTTCGTGAGTAACGCCTAACCCCTACCCGTTTAACCAAAGGATATAACCATGAAAAGTTTACACGGTCGTTGCATTCAAAGATGGAAACAACGATTCAAGAGTGTTTGTGATTCTAAGGTTTCACCTTATTACAGAAAACGCGACTTGAAAGGATTTTGTCGTGAATGTGGCGTCATTACTGCTGACATGATGATTCTAAATATGGCAGAGGGAAATGCTCACGTTGATTTTGATGGTAAGTGCCATGGGTGGTCGCCTGAATTCTCAAAGTTCTTTAATGAGAACAGAGAAAAATATATTACTGAAGCCCGTTTATTTCTCAATGAAGAAGCCACTAACGGCGAAATAGACGACTTAATCGAAGAAGAAATCTCTAATTGGAATTAGGGCTCAGTGCAAGGATGCAAACAGGAGATAGATATGACAGATAAAAAGTATAAATGCCACGACTGCGGAGAGGAAACAAAAATAATAGCTATTACATCAGCAAGGGGAAATCACGGATTTATTATTCGATGCCCTCACTGCGGTTACGAAGAAGGATTTTTTAGAACAATCAAGGTCGCTGAATTTATTATACACATTAACTTATCACAGGGATGCAATGAAGAGGAATGAATATGAGTAAGCAGATGGTTTTAGTTGCAAGGACAAACAAGGTTGGCTCTGACTCTGAATGTGGGCTGGGAATTACTGAGGACGAATGGGATAAATTAACCGAAGAAGAACAATCAGGATATATCAATACTGCAATTGATAATCTTGTTGATTGGTATGTGAAGACAGAGGGATAAGGTGCAACGATGAAAGTTGAACGATCTCAAGTTACTAAGTTAGTAATAACAGATGTTGAGCGACACGACCCTATCCATGTTTACCTTGAGGACTACGGCGATAATCAAAACGGCCGTGTCACAATTAGCGAATGGGGAAATTCATGGTCTTGTTTTTGGGGTTCGATGGGTAGTTCACTAGTTGAATTTATTCAGCGTATCAATAATCACTACTGGATAGGCAAATTAGATTCTAATTTAATCTCTGAGATAGACGCTGATAACGATGCAAATGCTGAATACGCTAAAAAGCAAGTTATAAAACTGCGTAAAGATAATGAAATAGATAAATACGAAGCAAGGGAATATTGGGATTTAATCGAATCATCAGATGATGTTAAAGATGATTGTTGCAATAGCTTTATAGGCGGTAAGTTGCTTGGTTTGTTTGGTAATGACGCTTGGGGTTACGACTGGCCTTCTATTCCTAACCCTAAATATATAAGAATGGAATCACGGTTAAACACCGTTCGTGAGGCATTAAAGCAATTTATACTTAGTTAGCTTTATCGTTTAAGAATAATTGGTATGCTAGGTAGCGCCAATATATTTGATTGAGGCTTAATATGAAAAAGAAAAAACTAAGTGAAAAACAAAAAAATAAGATAGATGAAGAAATTGCCAACATAACGCCCAAAAATAGAACGGAAGCAAAAATACAGCTTGCTGCAAAACTAAGAATAGAAAAGAGGAAAAGAAGTAAAGAAAGAAGAAACTCTCCGCCACCAATAGAGGTGCTCAATGCTATGAGATTCGAGCAAGGAATGGTTCCATCGTTCGATATAGCCAGAGTAGAAATAACTACTAAAAAATGGAGGGGTAAAGGAGCAAATTAGATATTATTGTTCATGAAGCTTTCTATCATTTGTAAAATTATAATTTCTCCCGAAAAGCTTTACAGTCACATGGATGTGAGTATGATTCCAATATTTATAATGGTATCCACAATGATTGAACTATCTTCAAAGTTTAAAAATATTATTTTTTGGGCGTTAACAGCGTCAATATCTTTAATTGTTTTTGGTATTTTTGTTATTGATATATTTGTCATCGATGCTCACGGGAAAGATAAGCTAAGTATTATTTTTTCCTATCTATCAACTATTTTTGCATTCTTATCAGCGTTAGCCTTATTTGCAACTATTGGTGTTTATTTGCATCAAATAAACATAAAGAAAATGGAAGAGGAAAAAGAAATTAATGCTTACATAAATAATTATGTTCATGTGTTTCATAAAAACACCATAAGAATAGTTAGTGATATTAATGGATTAATGTATGACTTAAATCATAAGTATAATTTAGTAATTAGCGCGGAACTTATTGATATCGTGAGCCAAATGTGCAATCTTGAAAAAGAAGATAAAAATTTAAATTTTAATGTATCGATCCCATTAATTGAAATTTACAGCCAAGAGTTATACATAAATAGAATAGCGCAGTTAGATATAGAGTTATTCAATATAATAACCACTGAATTATATTATGTAAATTCAATAATGAAAAACGCATCATTACTTAATAAACAATTAAGTAAAAAAGAATACTCAGAATATAAAAATAACGAAATTTCTCTAATACTACATGAATTGTATAAAGATAAAATATATCTAGATAATTTAATAGCTAATAACCCATATAGTAATCCATAACCCCTGCACTGGCAGGGTTTTTATACCTAAAATTCAGAGTAACAATCAATGCAAATAATCGGATATGTATTACTCATGCTAATACAGGGTTCTGCTGTGCCTGTAACGGAAGATATATACACGCAATCTGAATGCAATAAACGTGCTGAATATTTAATGTCAGTGAGGAATGTTGAAGCTATTTGTGGCGAGGTGATGAGAGATGAATAAACGAAAGCAATTACTTAATCGTATTAACTGGGATGCTCAAGACGTTGGAATGATAAGACTTAGAAATGAAGATATTGGAAATAAACTTCAAATTCGATGTACTGCATTATGGAAAGAGTTATTAAATACTGACATTCCAACCGAGGACTTAATTAACCGATTAACTGTATTTCATAATGATATTGAATTATCAGCCAAGCAAACGGGATTATATAATGAATAAATACACCGAACTATCTGACTTCGAGATTAATAAAAAGGTTGCTGAAAAGTTAGGTGCAGAATGGTTTGTTACAACCACTGTGTGGGATGAATTAGTTGTCATGGTGGGTGGTAAGTGCTTCAAACCTTGCGATAACCCGTCTGACGCAATGCCGATTATTATTGAGAATAAGATATGCACCGCATTTGATGTATTCGCAGAAGAGAATGACGGCGGTAATTGGGTGGCTTCACCTGCGTATGGTTTTGCGAATGAAGAAACTAGAAGCAATAACTTATATCGCGCAGCTATGGAATTATTTCTATTAATGAAGGATGCGGAGAATGAAAAAGTATGACTTGATATTGTGCGATCCGCCTTGGTCTTACAATAACAAAGTTTCAAATGGCGCAGCAGATAATCATTACAACACCACAGATTTATATTCCCTCTCCCGATTACCAATAGAAAAATACTCCTCTAAAAATTCCGTACTGTTTATGTGGTACACAGGGAATTTTGCACTCGAAGCAATAAAACTAGCCGAAGCATGGGATTTTAAAGTTAAAAACATGTTCGGGTTCGCATGGGTTAAATTAAATAAAAATGCAGGAGATAGAATAAATAAAAAACCGCCAGAAGACTTTTTCGATTTCATGGAAATATTAAACAACGAGACGAAAATTAATTGCGGTAATTACACCCGTCAAAATGTCGAAATGTGTTTAATAGCCACAAGAGGTAATGGATTACAGCGCATTAGTGCTAGCGTTAAGCAAATCGTATTTAGTTGTTTAGGTGAGCATAGCGAAAAGCCGTGGGAAGTAAAAAACCGTCTTGAAGAGTTGTACGGTGATGTAAATCGCATTGAGCTATTCGCTCGTGACATGTCACAAGGTTGGGATGCATGGGGTAATCAATGTCCTAACAACAGTATCGAACTTATCAATTCTCATTTTATTTGTAAGGAATAAATATGCCTGATATCGCAGATGATGCTAATGACTTAACGGATCTACAAATCAACACCGCATTAGCAAACAGAGAGCCACCAGCCAAAAGCTTAACAGGGTTTTGTATCTGGTGTCGTGAAGAACCTGTAACAGAGAACAGCGCTTACTGTTCTAAAGAGTGTGGTGATGATCATGCTCAGTACAAAAGGAAAAACGGCTAATGATTATTTTACTCACATTATTAGCCGTGTACTTATGGCTTGCTGGGTATCTGTTTTCAGAGTCTAAGCACGAAAGCGACAATATAAAAGATATTGTGGCCAGACTGTTTTACTCCACAATCTGGCCTGTTGTTGGTGTGCTTTATCTATCATCACTACTTGCTTATAAAACACTTGGCGAAGAATGACTGAGCGTTAATCTTTCTCTTTTATCCATTCATCCACCATATCCGCCCACTCTTGTAACATCTTCCTGCGCTGTTCAGCATATTCAGCTTTGTTGTAAACGGCTCTAACGCCATTTTGAACGTGTGCTAAACATTTCTCTATCCAATCTGAGTTATAACCGGCTTCGTGCAATAGCGTGCTTGCTGTGCGTCGTAAATCGTGAACAGTAATCGGTTCGAACTCAATACCTTTTTCATTTATACGTTTTACAGTTCCGTCAATCACGTTATTCAATGCAGCATTAGAAAGTGTCTTTTTAATATCATATCGACCAGGCATTAAGTAATCGCTTCCCATAGCACAAACTTTCATACCAGTTAGGATATCCATTGCTTGATCAGAGAGATAAATAACATGCTCTTTTCTCCCCTTCATTCGCCCTTTAGGGATCACCCATTGTCTATTTTTAAAGTCTATTTCATCCCATGTAGCGTGAATAAATTCAGACTTTCTGACTAATGTCAGCAAGACAAATTTAACGGCCAATTTTAAGGTTGGATAACAACTATAGTTTTCTAGTTCACGAAATAAGATACCGATTTCTTTCGGCGACATTGCCCTTTCGCGCGCTTGAAAAGTACCTATCGAAGATGCCTTTATTGCATCTGCTGGGTTACTAATTTCATAACCTCTATCTATGGCATAAGTAAAAACGGATCCAACAATCTCACGTACTTGTAATGCGGTCGCTTTTGCGCCCCTATCCTTTATCTTTTCACACAATGCTCTAAGCCGTGGTGTGGTGATCTCTTCTAGTTGAAGCTTACCGAATACGGGATAAATTTCTTTTTCAATAATCGCTTCTTTCATGGCCCTTGTTGAGTCGGCATATTGGGCATCACGAAGGAAATTGACGGTATAGTCTTTGAATACCGTCCCTATTTTTTTACTCTCAATACCGTCACGCTTCTTTGAAGCTGGCGATATTCCTGCGTTTAGCAGCCTTTTTGCTTCAATTAATTCAGCCCTTGCTTCTGCAAGCGTGATACCGTCAGCACTGTATCGACCAAAAGTAACCGTTTCTCTCCTTCCATTAAAACGATAATCATATCTAAATGAAATAACACCACTTTTTGTCACTGCAACGTATAAACCATCTCGATCAGACACTTTATAAAGCTTGTCTTGTGGCTTTAAACTTCTTAGTTTTGTATCGGTCAGCAT